TACTGGCAAGGCTGTGGCGACAGCGGAGGCATTGACGACATCCACTTCTTAAGTAAAGAAGGACTCGAGTATGCTAAACGCCAAGACTGTGCGCCTCCCCGTTGGCTTTCACGAAATGATGGACCTAACGGGCCAGAAAAGATGTACGCCTGTCATACCGTTCGCAATCAGTGGGACAACCAGGAGCGGCTTGTACCTATTGCAGGTAATCACCGCCACGAGTTGACTATTGACCAGTGGGTGTACGAACACTTTGACGTGTGTGAAATCAATGACGGTGGCTTTGCTCACTGCTTTATTGAGATGCCGCATGGTAAAGTGTGGGGCAACAGTTACAACTGGGTGCAGACGGAGGAAGAAGTTCGCTACGATCGCTATGAAGATTGACCAGCGGCGACTGAAACGGCAGCAGGAGGTCATTGATAAATGGACTAAGGCAGGGCGGCGAGGCACGCTTGAGGCAGTGACGGGTTTTGGTAAAACGTTCGTCGCCCTCCTTATCCTCCAAGAGATGAATGAGAAGCTACCTACAGGTACTTCTCTCATCGTAGTGCCGACACAGAATCTCAAGCAGCAGTGGGAGGAGAGCATCGAGAAGATGCACATCACCAATGCTACAGTCATGGTTATCAACAGCGCTGTGAAAATGAATCACAACGTCGACTTGTTGATACTTGACGAGATTCACAACTACATGTCTGAGGTGTTTCGTGGTATCTTTGGGTGTACCGAATACCGATATATCCTCGGGTTGACTGCAACCCTTGACGCTGAAGACCCTAGGTTTCACGTCATCAGTCAAGCCGCTCCGGTTATCGATACGATCACCTTGCATGAAGCTGTGCGCAACGACTACGTGTCACAGTTTCAAGTCTTCAACCTCGGCCTACGCATGAGCGAGAACGAGGAGAAGAACTACAAACTGGTAACAGACGACTACTACAAAGCGTTTGCTATCTTCAACAACCGGTTTCATGCAGCTATGCGCTGTATGCAAGACCGACAATACCTGTCCGTATTCACTAGAAACTTGGCAGGATGGGACGAACAACAGGTACTAAACCAGGCCCGTGCGTTCAACCGAGCCATGCAGAAGCGTAAGCAGCTCATCTACAAGAGTGCTACTAAGCGTGAAGCAGCAAAGAAACTCATCGAGATATTTGATGTACCCACCATCACCTTCTCCGAGAGTGTAGACTTTGCCATTCAAATGAATAAAGAGACGCAGCCTTGGGGTGCAGCATATCATTCAAAGATGTCTAAGTACGCTCGCCAGAACGTCTTGGATTCTTTTGCTGACCTTCGGACAGACACACGTGTAATTCATACTGCACGTGCATTGGACGAAGGGTTTGATGTAAAAGGTATAGAGCTGGCTATTGTGTGTTCCGGTACGAGCACACCTCGACAAGATTTGCAACGGACTGGCCGTGCAATCAGGTTCAAGGAGGGCAAGACCGGAGTTATTATCAACCTTTATCTGAAAGATACTCAAGATGAAAAATGGCTTAAGAAGCGGCAATCCAAGTCCGCGAACGTCCAGTGGGTCTGGTCCATTGAGGAACTTCTCACTAAGTGCAACAACTCTCTACTCCGAAATCCTATTGCTGGTTAAGTCCGGCAAGCGTAAAGCGGATGACGAGCCGTGGCAGTTCCAACTGTCACTAAGTGAGGAGTACAACCTAGAAGCAAGCCTTGAACAAATTCAAGGAGAGCTTATGGACGTACGCAATGTTGAACAGGTGATTGCTATGACTGATGGTATACCCGCTTGACAAGTACGTAGACGTACTCTTGAAGCTGGACATCAGTCCAATCCAAGTTCTGTTTTGCCAAATCATATATGAACGGCGACACGACCTACTCTATAAGATTGCCCAAGAGGGACAGATATTCCCTAAAGAATACTTGGACGATCTTGTAGAGAAGGGTCTTGTCGTAGATACTAATCCCAACGAGAACTCCAAGTACGCAGATTTCTATGAGGTTACGGACAAGTTTGTTCAGGCGTTCTACGCTATTTCAACGACTGACGGTGAGGAGTTCTGGGCTGCATACCCTGCCTTCATTACCATTGACGGTAAGAAGATTCCGGCTAAGGCGGTCAACAAAGAGGAGCTGGTAAAGTGGTACCACAAACATGTGGGTAGCATGCATGACCATACCAAGGTGATGGATGCTCTCAAGTTTGCTAAGGAACGTAAGCTTATCAGTATGCGTATTGACAAGTGGCTTCAAGCCGAGTCATTCGTTGACCTCTGGGAGATGATGAAAGATGTACCTGTAGAAGACCTACCGCATGACCGAATCCTCTGAACTTAAAGTAACCCCGATGGCTACTGTAGTCGAGTCTACCCAGACTACGATTCACAACTACATGGATGGCAAGATCCCCGTGATGAAAACACGGTGGGATAAAGTCAACAAGATGCTATTGGGTGGTATGCAGTTCGGGATGGTCTATGTAGTAGCCGGTGCATCAGGTCACGGTAAGAGTATGTTCTTGAACAACCTTATCCGGGACTTCACTTCTACAGCATATAACAAGTTCGACAAGCCTGTCAAGATTCTGCACTTCTCATTCGAGATGTCTGCAGAGATGGAGCTTATGCGTCGGCTGTCCTCACTTGCTGAGGTGCCGCTTGACCGCATGCTTCACGCTACAACAGCATTGGACGATGTGGAACGTGTAATGATTGAGGACAAGCTCGCTCAGATACACGAACCATCTATGTTCTTTATCGAACAACCCGGTAACCGGTTACAGATAGCACGCGCTGTCTCTAAGTTTATCCAGACTCATGGCGATTGTCACTACGTCATTTGTCTTGACCACACTTTGCTGGTTACCCCTATGCCTGGCGAGAACGAGATTCAGACTCTCGCTGAACTAGGTAAGATGTGTATTGAAATCCGTAAGCGCTTTGGCGCTATGGTGGTGTTACTCTCTCAGCTGAACGACAAGATCGAGGGTGAGAAGAGACGTGACCCCGATACACCCAACCTACATTACCCATTGAAGACGGACATCCATGGCTCTAAGCAGCTCTATCACGCTGCTGATGTAGTCATGGTTATACACCAACCGTCTTTGCTGGGGCTAGAAAGCTATGGCAGGAAGAACCTGCCTACTAGAAACCTCGTAGCGCTGCATTGCCTCAAGAACCGACACGGTCAAGCAGGCATCACGCTACTTAAGAACAACTTAAGACATGGAATCTTTGAAGACTGGGACGGTGGAGATTCGCCAGCACGTAGAGACAACCCCTACGGTTTGTAAGAACTTTGTAGTGGGCAGCATTCTTGCCGAAGAGTGGCAGATGCATGACCTCAAACGTACGAAAGGTGAGACCGGTTCGTTCATTGTTTTGGGCCAACATCGTGTGTTCAAGTTTATTGGACACGACTATGTAACTGCCTCTGCACTAGCGGATTACACTGTAAGTTCGTCCGCTGTGCCTATCGATGATCCGGAACTTCTGTCGTATCTTAGAGATCGCGCCCAAAAGATGTTGGGTAGTCTGATTCAAGAAATAGAAGAAGGAGTATTTGATGATTGAACCACAGAAAATCACAGCGGCACAATCGCCGCAGCGCTTGTTCATTTACGGCAAGCCAAAGGTGGGTAAGACTAGTGCAGTAGCACAGTTGCCTAAGCACTTGATTATCGACACCGAAGTCAAGGGCAACAATGGAGATCAACTTGTAGGTGGCACCTCGTACTGCGAGGGAGCTACAAGCGTAGTGGTTGACGGGTTGCCAAAACTGAAAGAGTGCTTGACCTATCTGCAAGAGAACCCTACTACTCACGACTTTATCGTGCTCGATACTATCGACCACATCGAAGCGTGGGTGACTGAGGCTGTTTGCAGGTCACACAACGTCAAGCATATTGGTGACATTCCTCATGGTAAGGGCTGGTCTCTTATGCGTGGGCAAGTGATTGCCATCATCGAGCAGTTCGCTCGTGCATCCAAGCACATTATCATCGTCGGGCACCAGAAAGATGGGCACGATGAAGAGGGTGTAGAAGTGCAGAAGATTAACCTTACCGGTAAGCTGAAGACTCACCTCTGTTCTATCATGGATGGTGTGGGTCGTATCGTTCGTGAGGACAATAAGCTTATGGTGGATTTCCGAACTGGTGTAAACACTGACGCAGGGTGTCGTATCCCTACCCTTGCTGGTCAGCTTATTGAATTGAAGTGGGATACTGTATACCCTGATACTATCCAATAATGTACGGATTTGATGAACAAACCGGAGCCTCAGCTGGTGGCTCCCGTATCCCTGCAGGCATTAACGAAAACGTGAGCCTCAAAGACATCTTGTTTGAACCCCTCAAGGCTGACGGCACCGGTGACGATGTGCTGAAGTTCTTGTTCTCTGATGCTACCGGTGCATCCTTTACTCACATCGAGTTTCCTATCGATGCCGACCGATTGACCGAGTTGGCTAAGGGCTGGGGTAAGAGTCAGGCAGATGCCGAGTCTTACGTCAAGCAGCAATTCGACGCACAGGGCGAGCGCATCAAGCACATCCTCTCATGCTTTATCCCTAAGGACAAGTGTGTGTTCCGTGCAAAGAACTTCCAAGAGTTTGCCGAAGGTGTAATCAAGATGGTTGGCGACACCTATGTTGACGTGCCTTGCCGTGTCAAGATTGTCTACAAGAAGAACAGTCAGTACACGACGTTCCCGAACCGCGCATTCAAGCCGTTTATTCAGCCTATGCGTGAGCCTAATCGCCTTGCTATTGATCCCAAGTGGGACATCGTCGAGGCTGCACAACCGGACTCGTCTGGTGATGCATGGGCGGCAAGTGAGTCTACAACCCAGGAAACAGCGGACCAAGCTCCCTGGTAATGTATCAGCTCAAGCCTGACCTAACTGCAGAATACATCCTCAGTCAATACAGTCAGGAGCAAATCATGGAGCACTACCTCGGTGTTCCTATCAAGCTCCGGTCTAGGTTCTTGTCCCCTCTCCGTAAGGACACCAACCCGACTTGTGGATTCTTCTACACCAAGGAAGGCTCGCTGATATTCAAGGACTTTGCTGGCTTCTTCAGCGGCGGTTGCTTTAAGGTTGTCATGCACATGTACAACTGTAGCTTCCATGAGGCCCTGGAGATTATAGCCAACGACTTTGGAATGGTTGATGGAGTGCGGGTAGAACGAAAGGACTATCCGCACCTCATTACCTTCCAACGTAGAGAGACCATCATAGAGATCAAGCGTCGTTCTTTTACCGACGAGGACAGAGAGTTCTGGACTCAGTTTGGTATCACCAAGGCGACGCTTCTGCATTTCCATGTACCACCTCTTGAAGCTGCTTGGCTAAACGGCAAGTGCATCTATTCCTATCGGAAAGGTGACCCAGCCTATGCATATGACTTTGGAGATGGACAATACAAAATCTATTTCCCAAAGCGCAAGACCAACCGGTTCATGTGCAACTGTAGCATTGTCCAAGGTTATCAGGTACCCCGTGACCTTAGTGACGGGGTAGTCATTACCAAGAGTATGAAGGACGTCATGGTTCTTCATGAGTTTGGTATCACAGCTTTCG